ACGCCACCCGATGTGGTCTTCGTTCACAGCACTCCGTGGTCGGGTCGTTGTCTTTGATGTGCCATCTTCGACAACTCAAACCATCAAACTCCTTCGGAGCTTTGATGCTTAGGTCGGTATAATCAATGGCTACCCTAGTTCAATTCCTCGCTGCCGGGGTAAACGGTGCCGCCAGCGGCAGCGCTACCTTTCTTCTTCGGGGCACCGCTTCGAGTGCTCAGTCGGTCATGTACAACGAGTTCGAAGGGCTCACCCAGCCACCCAGCAACATCGTTGACCTCGATTCGAACGGTGCCGCCGAAGTCTACGTCGAGGCCTACGTTGACGTCGAGATCAAGAACTCCGCCGGCACCACACTCCGCACTGTCACCGTTGGCAACTCGGCTCCGCTGGTCGAGGTCCAGTCCACCTCGTTCACCGGCACCGACTACGACGGTAACCCGGCCAACACCATCGGCGAGCCCATCACGCTGAAGGCTTTGCTCGACAAGTGGATTCTCTCCGCTGGCGCCCCTGACTGGCAAGTACTCATCGGAGGCGTTGCCACTGACTTAGACTCTGCCTTCGCTGGTATCGTGGGGCTCATCGTCAACGTCAAAGACCCGGCCTATGGAGCGCTGGGTGACGGCGTAACGGATGACACGACGGCCATCATCGCAGCCAATGCGGCTGCCGCTGGTCGCCCCGTGTACTTCCCGCCTGGCACCTACAAGATGACGACCATCACGCTGACCGACGCGAACCTCAACTGGTTCGGCGCTGGCGTTGGCGCGTCCATCATCTCTGGCACCACGTCTGTCAGCATGCTGAATCTGACCGATGCCACGAACACGGCGTACAAGAACTTCAGCGGGCTCTCGTTTGGCAGCTCGGGTGCCTACACGAGGCTCTTCAATCTGAGCAACGGCCAGAACGTCAACTTCAGCCAGTGCTCGTTCGACGGCTCCAATTGCACCGAGTCTTGCATCAGGAACGATGGCGACGCCGGCTTCTCAAGCTATCGCATCAGCAATTGCGACTTCACGGCTGGCGCGAGCTCCGCTTTCGCCATTCGCAATGGCGCATCTGGAGGAGACAGGCAGTACTTCATCGACTCCTGCAACTTCCTGGTCCCGGCTGGCTTCACCGGAGACATCCTCGCTGGCGCTGACATGACCGTCACCGGGTGCGTGTTCGACGCCAGTCTCGTTGTTGCCGGAACCTATTATCACGTCGACGCGGAGGGCTCCTCCGGTGAGTACATAGGCAACTACTCCGGCAATGTCTTCTACGATGGTGGCTCCGATGGCTTTGCGTTCAAGCTCACCGGGCTCGGTACCGCTTGCGTCTTCTCTGAGGAAGGCAACACCTTCAGTGGCTTCGTCGCACCATCTGCCTCTGGCGAGAAGGGCCACACGTACGACATTACTGATGCTGAGTCTGGCTCGCCTGGCCACGTGCGTCTTGGCTCACGGAAGGGACGCATCGTCAACATCGTCAACTCTGCTGACGATGCTTTTACCGCATCCGCCTGTCTCGAAGCCGAGATTGTCAATATCAGTCAGACCAATGCTAACTCTGGTGTGGTGTACACCATCCCGGCTCTAATCCCGGGGCTGACCGGTAGGCTCATCGTTGCCAACGACAGTGGATCCGGGGACAACGCGGTAAGCTGCGTTGACTCCACTGCAGTGGGCGTGTTCCTCAATATAGACAGCATCGAGGAATCACTTGGCACCAACTTCGGTGGCTCAGGGGAGGTGTGTTCTTGGGGCTACATAACCACCGTTATCGCCGCCGGCACCCTCCGGTCGCTTCTAACGTCCGAGGTTAACCACCACGTCTAATGGCTCGTCAACAAGCGGACATCGTCTTCGGTCCTTTCCAGGAAGGCTCCTATGAAGAGCTGGGCGGAGCTTCGCCGCGCGCTATCAACGTCGTCATTGACCCTAAGGGGGTTGTTAGCAAGCGACCCGGCATTGCTGCCTATAGCGTTGCTCCTCCTGGTGTGGTTGACGCTGATGGTATCACGGGCTTGTACGCCGACAACACGGGACAGCTCTTCGCTGTCGGCGGGACACCAGACGCTCGGCACATCTACAAGCTACTCAACGGGGCCGCTGCCGATCTGTCACTGGCTACTAACTCTACCCTGCGTGGACGACTTCGACCCACCTTCGCAGAGACCGAAGTCTTCCTTGTCATGGCCGGAGGATCCGACCCTCAGAAGCTCCACCTCCAGACGCTGGTCAGCACCCAGCTCGGCGGCGAGCCACCGGTAGCCTCTCACATCGTGGCTAACTCTTCGCGCTTGGCTGCCAACGACATCATCGTAGACAAGACCAAGGTTCGCTTCAGCGGGGTCTTCCAGGGAACCGTTGATATCAGCCTCATGGAGAATTGGGACAACGACGGTCAGTCCGACCATGGTGGCTTCTTCACTGCTGAAGCCAGACCCGATCCAGTCCAAGCCGTTCACGAGAACACCAACGAGATCTTCGTGTGGGGCAAGGATAACGTCCAGATCTTCACACCCGATGCTACGAGTATCTTCGCTCCAACTGTTACTCGCGAGGCAGGAACCCTCGCTCCCTACTCCATCATCAAGCAGGGTCAGGACTTCTTCTGGCTCGACCAACACAGGCGGATCGTATACAGTGACGGACGGTCGTTTCAGAATCTCGAAGGCCCCATCAAGGCTCAGCTCGACGCACTGTCTAATCCTTCTGACTGCTTCGGCTATCGGGTCTTCACTGGGCACGTCGATTGTCTTGTCTGGACGTTCCCAACCGACGGACGAACTTTCGCCTATCAGATTGGTGGAGGTTGGAGTGAGTGGTTTGGCTGGGATGACTCCCAAGCAAACTTCAAGCGCTTCATCGTCAACGCACATCATCTGCGTCGAGATGGAGGGCTCAACGTCGTTGGAACTACCGACGGTCGAATCGGACAACTGAGCCTATCGACCTTCGACGACAGGGGGGAAAAGGTCGTCGCCTACGTCGAGAGCGGCTTCGTCAATCGGGAGACCGACTACCTCAAGAAGTGCTGCGGAGTGAAGTTCGCCATTCGCCGAGGCTCCAACTCCGCGGCTTCACTTGGTCGCGTCGAGTGGCGAGACGACACGGGCCCCTGGAACGGGCCAATCTACATCGACACCGGGACCACCGGAGACAACCACTGCGTTCGCGAGATTCGTTCGCTCGGCAACTACCGACGTCGCCAGTGGCGATGGACCTTCTCCGATACTGCCAACCTCTCACTCCTCAAGGTGACCGAGTCCTTTGAGGTACTAGGAAGCTGACATGGGAAGTTTTCAAGATGGAGCCTTCAAGGCTGGCGCCGTCATGCAGGACCCGTTCTCAGGCGCATTGGGCCTTGGGATGATGGGAGACAAGGGGCGTAACTTTCTCGGAGGTATCCCCTTCGTTGGCGGCATGTTCAAGGGCCTCTTCGGTGACCCTGAGCAAGAGGCAATGCAGCGAGCGATGAAGGAAGCTCAGCAGCAGATGGCCAAGATGCGCGAGTACCAGATGGGCGGGCGCATGAACGCCATGAACCAAGGAGCACTCGCCTTCGGTCCTCGCAACCAGATGCTCGGGGAGATGATGGGCAAGGGCCCCAACTCTCAGGCCATGGACTTGGCGCCTATGCTCCAGAACCCGATGACCGCTGCCCACCAGGCGAGCATTCGCGACGCTGCTTTCGGCGGCACGCCCAACACGGCGCCCACCAACGCTCCCCCCGGTCAGGGCGGCGCTCCTGCCGTGGCTGGCGGAGGCTTCAGTGGTATCGGCAAGAAAGACCCCTATGGGAGGTACTGATGCAACTTCCGAACGCCAAGAAGCCAGGTAGTCACCTCGGCGTAGACTACGACCCGAACCAGCCCAAGGCCACCATGGGTGGCAATCGGAACAAGCCGAAGGCGCCAGCCGTTCCCGAGTACCAGGGGCCGCCACCTCCGGCGGCTCCAGTTGCTCCTCAGCTTCCGCCTCAGCAGAACGGGCCCGTCTTCCCTGCGGACCCGCCGATGCCTGTTGCGTACAACGGCGGCCACTACAACCCGACCACGGCGCCGTACGGCTACGACCTGAACTCGCCCGGTGTCTCAGAGCAGTTCTGGAACAACAACCAGGACCTGTGGATGCAGTCTCCACAGCTCGATTACGTCGACTCTCTGCTTCCTCAGTTCACGGATCCATGGGCTGGAGAGAAGCAGGCCGAAGAACTCATGGGGAGCATGGGCAACCCAGGCGCTGGTCAACAGTACTGGAACGGAGTCCAGGGCGAGTTCAACTCCATGGGTAACGGCCTACAGGGAGGCTACAAGGGCCCCAACAACGCGCAAGAGGCCTACAACATGACGAAGGGCATGTTGCCGGGCTCGATGCAACCGAAGTTCGACGCCTACTACGATCGGATGAAGGACAAGGTGATGTCCGACGTCAACTCCCAGTCGGCAGCTCGCGGAGCCTACGGGAGCAACACGGCACTGAACAACACCATCGGAGCCGGGCTCGATGTCGAGGCCAACCGCGCCAAGGCAGAGACGGACTTCATGCTTGCCGATAGCCAGAACCAAGCCAATTGGCAAGGGATGCTCGGCAACCAAGCTCGCGGGGCTGACCTCTCCGGGCTCGGCATCTTCGACTCGAAGCTCAAGGGCGAGCAGTTCGGCCTGGACAAGATGAGGCTCGGTGGCGACCTGGCGTTCAACGCCGAGCAGATGGACTTCGACAAGAAGCAGGCTCAGGCGGATCTGGCCTTCGGTCTCGACGATCAGAAGCTGGAGCGCCTTGGCGCTGGCATCAGCACCGCAATCAATTCACACCAGGGTCGCCGCGGGCAGCTGAACGACGCCTTCGATGCGTCCAATATCACCCAGGACAATCGAGAGAGTCGGGTAAACCAACTCTACGACCGCTTGTCTGGCATGAGCCAGGACGTCCAGAACTTCTTCATGGGCAGCTACGACACTCTGCTGACTGGCGACATGAAGCTATTCGAGCAGCAGATCGATGCTCAGCTGGCCCAGTACGCTGACGCTCGTAACTGGAGCGACACGCAGACTGCCGAGATGAAGCAGGATCTCATGGATGCGGCAGAGACCTACATGAGCATCGCCGGCATCGGCGGGAAGAAGTGAGCAATGGTCGACTTCGGCAGGTACGTTCATTCCTTTCGTGAACCGAAGAGCTACTCGCTTGGCCCAGCCATTCGCGAGCTGATGAGCCAGAATCAGCGTCAGCAGACGATCGACAACCAGGCGAGCCAGTACGACAGCACGCGCTCCGATACCCAGGCTGTCAACGCGGCGGACCACGCGCGCACTCGCGGCGAGGACGCCTACAAGACGCTTTCCGGTCGCCACGCTCAGCAGCAAAAGCTAGTGGATGCTGCAACTCAAGCCGCCCAGAGCGGCGACTGGAACACCGCCCGCGCGCTGCTGCCGCGCGTGCTGGAGCTCGGCGGCGAGGCAGCGGAAAGCGGGACTCCGGAAGCTCCAATCTTCCGCTTCAAGTCGGGTGCCGCGCCGGAGCGCGCGCCGCTCGACTACGGCGGTACGCGCGCGCAGATCTATGGCGGGGCTCCACCGTCAGCGCCTCCGCCGGTTGCCCCCGGCGACCGCAACCCGATGGACCCTCCCTCGCTGCCTGGCGCTTCCGCCGCTGCGATGGGGCCTCCGCCCGCGAGCATGAACCAGGCCCCCCCGCCCGCAGCCCCACCCGAGCTCGATCCGCCCCCGGGTGCCGCCCGCAGCGTTCCCCCCGAGGGCGCCGTCTGGCTGCCCCCCGGCGTTGACCCGGGCCAACAGCCCACT